TCCGCTTTCAAGTGTAGATGTTTCCACATCCCAGAAAACGAGTAGACAGGTATTGGTATGGGAGAAAATCTGTCAAGAAGATCCTGCGCCCGTTGCCAGAAATCTCAGCCTTTTTATGAAGGCAGAGCCGTACTTGATGGCTGCGAAGAGCACCGCCTATGGACTTTTGTGTCAAGGTGGTAAATTTCGCAACATTTCACCAATGTCAGACAGTGTTAAGAAATACTTTGCCACTGTCTATTATCCATTGGCTGATCACATCAAGGAAGTACCGCTCTTGCGTGAACCATATGCCTTCAATAAGACCCCCCGCCAGATAGCCGAACGACTAGGGAAGATATTCAGACGTACAAAGTCTGGTCTCTTCGCTGACTTTTCTTGCTTTGACGGAACGGTCACGGAATTTTGGGCCGAGTTCGAAAGACTTATCCTTTGCGGATCTTTTGGACCTGAACACGCTGAAATGATAAACGGGATGTTACAAGACGGACTTGGTGCCGTCTGGTCAGTGCTTATGGAACGGATGGCGGAAAGTCCAGAATCCCTCACCGTACACTGGTTCACTCAAATGTTTGCCACAAAATCCGGGAAGATGACGACGAGTCTAGTGAACACTCTAATTGTCATTCTTTTCCTGGTTTCAGGTTTGCACATGGAATTAAACATGCCTATGACAGACGCGATACAGTATGTCATCGACAACGCCACCATTGGAGGTGACGACTGGTGTATTGGCGCTTCTCAACCACTGAGAGACGAAATACACGAAGCGCTTGTCGCTCACGCTGGTGTCTGTGGTTTCAGTCTCGAATTCGAACTGTACCCGGAACAGCCTGCATGTTTTCTTTCACGTGTGTATGGACCACTCCACCTTGGTGACATCAACTCTATTCAATCACCAGAACGCTCCCTTACCAAACTTCACATTACCAGACTTGGCGAAGAATGGGATGACTGGGAGATCCTGGCGGTCAAATCCTACATGTATCTACTCTCGGATGCTAACACACCCCTTACAGGCGATTGGGCCAGAAGAGTGGTGGCTTTATGTAGCGAACGAGGTATGGACGTGCCTAAGCTGTTTCAGTCATATCTGACTTCGGCTGACGCGCCCTATATTGCAGGAATTTTGACTGACAATGCGACCCCTGATTTAGTTCAGGAGGAAGTCCAGTACCCGAATGAGTTTCGGCCCTGGATGAACGCAGTTGTAGAATCAATGTTGGGTCACTACGGTGTCATGGATGCCATTGGCCACATTAATGAGCCAGATTTTGAGTTCTTCATCACACCCGTGTTTTTCAATGGGGAGATCGAATATAAATCAAAGACCGCTGAAGGGTTGTACCAGATACAAGAAACTGGTGCCGGTGAACGAATCATCACCTACATACCCTCGAGCGTCGACTTCGGCTTCACTGTAACCAGTCGTGCTACTTACTCTCACTCCCTAGCTTGCCG